AAGTTGCGGCACTTAATGTTGTAGTACTTATCAAAGTTTGTCCACCGGCAGAAATTGTTGCCCATTCAGGAGCAGTTGCACCAGAATTAACAGTTAATACTTGACCGGCAGTTCCTAAAGCTAATCGAGTATTTGTATTTGCGGTTGATGAACGATAGGAAATATCACCGAGAGTTGTTTCAGGATTAAGATTTTTGGTTGTTGTATCAATTGCAGTTCCAAGCGAACGAATCGCGCCGGCTCCGTCCTTAACCAACGCAGTATCGTCGGGAGTTTGCCAGCTATAATTGGTAGTGGTTGCCATTTTATCCTTTTCCTATCAGGCTACTATTGTAGCGTACTCCCAAGTCAATGTTGGGTCTATTGTGTTCCAAGCCTCAGTTATTGGTGTGGTATTCCAACGCATCGCCACTTGGCTAAATGCAGTTGGTGAAACATTTATTGTTAAAAACAGCTCATTGAATCTAGTGCTCCATGACCAGCCCTCAACATATCCTTGAAATGTGCCACCTGATATTTGGCTAGGCAGATTTCTAATATCAACAGGCATTCCCATAAATACACCCAATAAGTCATCACGATCGGCATTGTCGATTTCTGAGTTAGTTATTGGGAATGTTATGGATTGAAATGCTGGCTGTGGGTAAGCTCTTTGATCAATATAGCGATCAGCAATAGCCTGAGCATCTACTGCGCCCTGAACCCTAGAATTGATAGTTTCGGCTTTGTAGCCATATAGTGCAATTGAGTTTGCATCTGTAGCTGTAACCTGTGAATTAAAGTTATTGCCATAATTAATATAAATATCATTTCTAACATCTGCTGAACGCATAATCGTAGATAAGCCAGCACCTAAAGCATGACCAGCATCTAATTCAATATAACCATTTGTAAGCAGATAGTTTTGCCTGTGGTCTGCATCTGCGTAGCCAATATTTCCATTGTTTGCTTCATAAATATAACCAAATGCTGAATTGGCAATATCTGAAACAATGTTGTAAATAGTATCTACTGTGGTTGATTGAGCAGTCATTGTGTAAAGACCAGGTTGGTCAATATCGCCTAATCCTAAATTAACTGCATTAGCCCAAGTTTCAGTTGCATTGTATGTATTCCAAGTTGAAGCTGATGGCACATCATTCCAAGTTCCTAATAAAACACTTGACAAAATGCCATAAATCTGATCGCCATCCTCATCTTGCGAGATATTGTCATCCCAAATTTCTTTGGTTAACCTAGCAAGCGAACCCATCGCAATAACTGTATATTCGACAACTGTGGCCTTAGATCCAGTAGCACCAACCGAAATAGTTACATCTGTAATTTCGCCACCAAATAAATTCACATAAGCTGCTGAACTATCTTTAACTTGTAAATCAAAACTATCATTTATGTCTATATCTAATGTTTGACCATTTAATGCAATAAAAGTTACTTGGCAATAAGATGGAAGTGGCTGTTGGTAAATATCTGTGCGACCTGCCTGATGCTGAACATCGGCAATAGTTATGTCAGTATAATCAACCCCACCGACAGTTAATTTCCAGTCTGGTGTAAAAACAGTCATTATCTATCCCTGAGAGCAGTCGTACTTCTAGCTGCCTGACTGTTTAAGGTCTGTGCAACAGCTCTAGCAGCACCCTCGCCATCGATAGCATTAACAGTTAAATAAAGCGGGTTGCCTGATCCATAGGTAAAGTTTGATCCACCTTTTGGAGTTGGAACTGTTGGAACTGATGATCTGCCAGCTGATGGAGCAGGGTTTGGAATTGACCCAATATTAACTCCTGGAATTATATTCACCACTCTAATAAGTTCATTTGCTAATGAAACAACTAATCCAATTGCTTCCCTTAAGAATGTAATAAATCCTTGAATTATGCCAACAACTGATCCAATTGCTTTTCCAAATCCTTCAGCACCTCTTTGAGTTTCAGCAAGTCCTGCGCTTAATCCTTTATCGCCAGTTAATCCTGCAATAAATGCGTTTAATGTTGGAATACCTTTATCGTTTAAAAATGTAATAAATTGCTCAACTGCTGGCAATAATGCAACGCCTAAACTTTCCTTTGCTTCATCAAATCCTACTTTTAAGCGATCAATTTTTCCTTGAAAAGTTTCAGCATTTGTAGCTGCTGCGCCACCATATAGTTCAGCAAGTTTTGCCTGAACCTCTGTAAAACTTAATGTGGCTAATTCTGTCTTTGATAAGCCAAGTCCTAATCTGCCAAGTGAAGTAACATTTCCATCTTGAGCACGACCTAAAGCATTTGCAACAGTTTCTAAATCTTTACCTGATGCAGCACTAATATCTAAAGCAAGGGTTAATAATTTTTGAGCTTCCTCAGTTGATTTTGTACTTACAGCCAACCTCTGCATAGCCGGACGCAATTTGTCATCCGCAACACCTGTGGCTAAAGAGGTTTTTAAGATCATGTCTTCAGTTGCCTTTATTTGGGCATCAGTAGCCCCTGTGGCTTGTCTTAAGGCATTGGCTAATCTTAACTGTGCTTGCTCATCCTCTATCGCTGCTTTGACCCCATCAATGGCTAATTTAGTGCCATAGGCAACGGCAGCAGCAGCAGCTACAGCAAATGCAGCAGCAGCCTTCTTTCCAAACTCTGAAATCTTGCTTGAGTTAGTTTCAACGGCTTTATCAGCTTCGCCTAACTTCTTTTTTAAGTCATCAACATCAGCAAGGATTGATAACTTTAATGTGCGATTACCAGTAGCCATTAGACCCATTCCTTAATGATGCGATCAAAACTTTGTTCCCACTTGTTAATCAATTCAGGCTGAATTCTGCGAAGGGTTGGATAAATGAACCATCCGCGAGATCCACGACCCGACCTTCCAGAATATGCAGGGAACTGTTTGAATTTATTTGAACCAAACTCAATGCCACCCCATAGGGTTTGTGTAGTAGCACCACCTGAAAACTTTTGGCGTGCGAATCCATAACTGAATTCACCGATCTTGCTTGACTTAGAGATGCTAACGCCATCCGCGACTCTTTGCGCAACCGCGCCAGCCTTTGTTCGACCTCTAGCTGCTTGTTTAATTTCCTCAGATGCAAAATACGCCAAAGCAGCAGATTGACGGCGTGCTTCATCAGTAGCTTGTTCATCCATAAGTTTGAAAGCCTTGTAAATGTCGCGTAGGTCTTTTTTGTTATAGGCGATTGTTTCACTTGCCATACCTCTGCTCCAATACTTCGATCGCTGTCAAAATGTCGTCTGAATCAACCCATTCACTCATTGGAATTTGTGTGGCTATTGCCAACTCAACCAATAATCTGCTTAGGCTTCCTGCTGGATGGCTTTTGGGTCTGCATCACCGACTATTACATCAGCGACAGTTTCCATCCATACTTCAAATCCTTTTACTGGCTTTCCTGCTGCTTCTCGCTTATGTGCGTTATAAGCCAAAAACATTAAATCCCACATGCCAAGTTTTTCTTTTGCTTGGCTTATGGTGTGCCCAGTTGATTTCTCCCACTTAGCCCACTCAGGCGGTTGGGCAATATAAGTTGCTTGCTCGCCTGAGTTATATTCAATTGTAATTGGTAATTTCATTTTTTTGCTCCCGTTTTATTTCTTAACTAAATGTTTCGGTTACTGCTCCACCTGAAACAGTAAATTCAAAATCAACAGTTTGTGCATCAATTCCGGATCCACCAGCTGTTGGGAATTCTGGCTTAATTGGGAATTGAAATTGTGCGCCAGTTGCAGCTGTTAATGTGATTGTGATATCTGTATCTGGAGCAGTTTCTGCTGCTGTCCATAGAGCCTCACAAACTGAGTTTGCCTTGCCCCAATCAGCCAACATTGATAATGCAAATGTTCCTGAAATGTCTGTGGTCTTATAAGCAACGCCATCAAGTGTTTGATACGCCTGACGCTCATTGACCTTTGTTAATACTGCGCTGGTTGCTTGCGCTTCGATGTCTGTTCCACCTGTGAAAGACAACGAAATATCGCGACCAGTAATTACAACTGTTGCCATGATTATTTCTCCTTAGACTGTGCGTGTGTAGTAGGTAGATACTCGAACATCTGCGATAAGCAAAGTCGATGCTCCGACTGTGGTGACTGTTGGTCT